AGAGATTACAGGTGTAATTGCATTGCTACCTTTTACAACGGCAGAACCCTCAACAACTCTTGCTTCGGTAACTGCCCAAAAATAACCATAGTTATCGGCCACTTCTTTGTTGACTACCTGAGGATAGTATTTATCCCAATTCGCTTTCTCACTTGCGTAACTTGGCTCGTTGGTATCTACACAAAGGAAAAGTTTAACGTAGCGCATCCCAACCGAGTGGTTCAGAACGTATCCGTTTTTATACTGCTCAAACATAAACGGATTGCGCTTGTTGTCAATCGTTACGTCAAAGACAAGAGCCTCAGTAGAACCCTCGTAACCTGCACCTAACTTGCTCCATGGCATTTTCTTTGTCGATGCTGTGAAGTCGTTGTTTACGTTGTCAGCGATTACGTATTCAAACTCCATTTCATGCTCTTGCAATAAGTAGAGCGTTTTCATCTCCTGCAAAGACTTTTTCCAAAGACCAGGGATATGGCAGTCCATGTGTGAGTCAATTACGTTGGTCGTATTAATACAAAGGCCGAGTTTCATTGTGCCGAGCTCCATAGCTTGCCCCATGCCATCCTGTTTGATTACCTCGGTTTTGTGGTTGACTTCGCCATAAGAACCAAACACTACATCTCCATGCTTTAAAGTCGATGTCTTTTTAGCGTATAAAAGCTCTTTGTTAGCTAGTACATCTTTAATTGATTCCTCTCTAGTCATTTCTTTACAGTTTCATTTGAGACCTTAACAACCTCCTTAACTTGCTTGATTGCTTCGATTTCTTTCGGCGTTAAATTACTCATATCAAAGTTATTTGAGCAAATTTATAATAATTTTGGCCTACACATTAAATTTAAACGATGGACTTTTTCAGCAAAGTATTCGCGCTTTTCGGCATCAACAACCCTAATTACTATACCACACAACAAATCGGAACGGTTGTGCCTGAATGGGTGAACACATCTGATAAGTGGAATTTGTACTATTCTATTCCAGAACTCAACGCAGTAATTAACCGATTTGCTGACATGGTGGCAAGTGCAAATCCAATGATCGTTGATAAAGAAGGTAACCCTGTAAAAAATAACGGCAACCCGATTTTCAAACTAATTGACCGACCTAACGCAATGCAGTCTTGGGGCAAAATGATGAAGTTCGTTGCCATAAATCAGTGCATTACGAATAACGTCATTGTGTACGCTCCAAACGGCTCGTTTGGTAAATTGCAGTTAATGCCTTTGGCTTTCAATAACGTGAAGATTGTGCCAACCGGTCAGAACCTCATCACGGTTGATTTGAAGTCGTTTATCAAAGAATTTCAAATACCAATTAGCCGTATTGACACCTATACCACATTTTTACCTGAGGAGATTATTTACATCACTGAGGTGGATGGTATTGATATGTTTAACTCACGATCTAAGATTGATGCTTTAAAGATGCCTTTGAGCAACCTACAAAAGCAATACGAAAAGAGAAACGTACTACTTCGCAACATGTTCTCACTTGGTATTTTGTCGAGCGACAACAAAGACGGCATTTCGTCACTGCCTTTAGAGGATGAGGATATCAAGAAAATCCGCAAGGATATGAAGGCAAGAAATGAAGGTGAGGTTATTATAACCGACAAGCCTATCAAATTCGAGCCTATGACATTCCCGGTTAAAGACTTGATGCTATTTGAGGAAATGACCGCTGATAAGTTGGCCATTATTGATGCCTACGGATTGAACCAACACATGTTCGGTCAAGGTGAAGGCGGCAAAGGCTCAACTTTCTCAAATGTAGAAATGGGAGAGCGTCAGGCGTACAACTCAACTATCATTCCAACAACGGAAATCCTATACGATGAGTTCACTAAGCAAATGAAGCTCCATGAGGAGGGAATGTACTTGGTGCCAGACTTCTCACACATCTCTGTGCTTAAGGAAGACCAAACGCGAAGTGCTGAGGCCATGTTTAAGCGTGCGAGCGCAGTTGAGAAGATAAACGCTATCACAACCCTCAGCGATGAGGAAAAGCGTAATTTACTCGGCATCTAGTTTCGGCAGCATAGCCTGAACAAACAACGCTAGGCCTGTAACTGCATCGGGCGCATCGTCATTCTTATTCTTACCCTCTTTTTGATAGCCTTTAAGGTTGTGAATAAATTGCCCGTATTCGCCGATTTGGTCGGCTAGAAATCTGAATTTACGCAGCACGTAGCTACTATTCATGATAATTCGCGTCTCTTTGTTTTGGTTGTTTACAACAGGCAAGAGCCTTGTTTTTGTGGCCTTGCGTAGCGATTTAATGAATATCGCCCCCATTCCGTTGGTTTCAACTCGGCAATAGCTCACGTTGTTGTCATCCAATACCTTGGCACAAAGTGGTATTGTAACGTCAGTATTTGCCTTTGAGAATACCACGTCAGTTATGTACACATCTTTTCCGACTATATGACCAATGACAAGACAAAGGAAGTCGCTACCCTCGTCAGCTACATCAATGTAAGCAAATGCGCCCTCAGTATGTTTCTTGACTGCCTGAACGTCTTTAAATGTACGTAAGTGTTCAAACAAACGGCCTTTGATGTCAACAGGTTGCTGCATATACTCAGCCATCCAAATCTCTTCGCGTGTCTTTTGCTTTTTACGCAAATACTCATCTGTGGTCATTACGGCTTCACAGAACGAAAGCAATTCGCCATCCTGCTCGATGAGTGCCGGCACAATGATTTGTCTATCGTAATAGCCTTGCTCTGTATTTTTACCGATAACGTCGTCACGGGTCCAACGCGTACCGATGTCAATCTCAGCACATCCGCTTTCCTTACGTGAGTCATGTGTTGCCTCTTTCCATGAGTGCGTTTTTTCGCGTATTGTTTCACTCATCGCATCCTCCATGGATTTAAAAAGGTCATCGGTAATGGCTAGCTTGCTTGCACCAAAACCAATGATTGTACCGCCAACGCCTCGGCCAAAATAGCCGACTTGCTTTGAGTAATTAGTCGACCAAGCATCAACACTACCTCGGTCATCTGATAGCCTTACTTCTGGAAATACCTGCATGAATTTTTCTGATCGTACAATATCCCTTGCATCGTATGAAAGTTTTTGAGCGAGCGTAGCAGTACAGGTGTTTCGCATTACGCTTTCAGTTGGATGCTTTCCAAGTGTCCAAGCGCAAAACAATGAGGTTATATAGGATTTACCTGCGCGGGGTGGTAACGAGACCGCCAGCGTTCTGATTACTCGGTCATCAATATCCTGAAACGCCTGTGCGATTTCTTTGAGGTATGGCCGTGATTTGAAAAAGTCATAGTCATAGAAGAAACAGAACGCAACGAAATTACTCCGTGCGGCCGATTGCAGTAATGGCTTTATTTCATCATAGCTTGTCAATGAGCTTCGTTATTTGGTCATCGTTTAGCTCAATTCCTTTCGGGGCGTTTAGGCTTTGATTGTTGGTTGTAATGTCGACCTTATCGCCGTACTTCTTAGGCATTATCTTGGATAAATACCACTTGCGCGTGTCAATTTGGAGCTTGTTGCGGTGAATGACATTGTGATCTGTACGCTCTTTGCCATCGGCATCAATGTACACATCTTTGTCTTGTTTATCAGCAATATCGAGCATCTCCTCGAATATCATTTCGCTACGTATTTCAGCCGCACGCGCGTATTTTTTCGCGTTATTTTCGTCCTCATTAAGCCATTTATAAAACATATCAGTGCTTAAACCAAGCCTTTTGATACCTTTAATTGCGCTAATTCCCTCAATCTCAATCATTTGGCAAAGCAACTCAAATTTCTCAGGCGTATTCTTAACAGTTGGCACACCCGTTTTTTTTCTTGGTTGCCCTGCCTTTGTTAATGGATTAGGCTTTTTCCTTGGTGCCCTTGGTTTTTTCTCTTTCTTTTCCATGTTACAATGTATAAAAAAGGCCGACAATGAGCCGACCTAATTGCATCAATCAACATACCAAATTTAGCGTTTTCTGCCCAATTTGAAAAATCTAACAAACATCCTTGCCTTTCTTTGTTCGGGGTGTTGTCCGATTATTTCAAGCAGTTTCGGATAAAGTGGCAGCGCTGAAATGGCACGGTTAAAACGTCTATCTGTCATTGCTCCGTGAACAATTAAACGCCCGATTTGCTCGTATTGTTTAGCTTGTAGGTCTTTTTGTTTTTTACCGAATAAGCGTCTAAGAAAAGAAAACATATTGAATGAATTTGAAGATTGAAAATAAGATGAGTGCCCAAACAATGCGGTAAGTAGTCAGAAGAACAACCCACCAATTTGGATGCTTAAGTGCTACATTCTGGTGCCATTGGTTGCTAATTGGATAGAACGAAATAAACAACCTATCTGCAATGAATAGGTAAAGATAAATAGGCGCTAAAATGATGAATTTTGCTATTGTGATGGCTTTTTTCATGTGTTACTGAATATAAACGCGGTCGCGCATTTTGTGATTGATAATTGACTCCATTTCTGAAATGATAGTCTTCGTTGTTTTGATTGCCTCAATTCTACGGCCTGACTCTTTGAGTTTGGCTATCATTTTACCATGATCGTATTTGCCATTATTTTGAAGTGCAAGCATAACAAGGTACATTCTTGAGCTATATGGGTTATCCATGTGGCCAATGAAGTCGGTTAACATTTCGGTGAGCTCAACAATATGATCGTAATGGTTCAATTTGAATTGCCCATCCCTGAAAGCATCAATCCCCTCTTTGCCGTTTGGCGTGCCGTCATGAAACAATTTAACCGCAGTTGATAAACTTAGTCCTGGGTGTTGGTCTAAGAACTCGCGAAGCTCAATGTAGTCTTCTTTTTTAAGGTCGATGTAGCTATTGAGAAAATCCGTGTTTTTCCATTTGGTGTGATTGCTATTAATTGCCGGAACAATTGTTAAATCTGCCTCTTTGTGGATGACATAGTAAACATTGGTTCTGAGCTCCTTTGAAACTACATAGCGGTGTTGCCCGTCAATGATTTGCATTGCCTCGTTTACGATAATTGGCGCGTATTTTAGCACGTCAACTCCCTGCTGAATGATGTCTTTGATTTTGTTTACTTTGCGCTCGTCTAGATCGCGGTTGCCTTTTAGGAATTTAAAGCGGCCGTAATCGGTTGTAAAGTAAATTTTTGTGTTCGATTCGACATGGTTAAAAGTAGTTTCCATAGCTGAGGTATTAGGATTTCACACATCAAAGGTAAATAAAAAGCCAATCCGATTGAATTGGCTTTGAGGTTGTTAGTCTTGTTTAGGTCTATCGAGCTCTTCGATTATTGCCTTTGCTTTATCAAAAGTGATTCTGCCAATCAATTGGTAGGCTATTGTCAATGTGAGCTCATGGCTTAATACATGCCATTCAATGATGAGGTTCTGAGCCTCGAAATTGACAAGAAAATACGGATAGCCGTGTTCATTCTCAAAAACGTCATCGCTAGCCTCTTCACGTTTGAAGCCTATTGCGATTACTTCGTCATAGGTTGGATTTAGTTGCTTCCTGCGCTCTTCAATGGTTTTATCATTGAGCTCGCTTAGTGAGTCTGCAAAGACGGGTTTAATGGTTGAGGTGTAATTGTTGCGGGTTTTGTAAAGTATTTCACGAAGTTTTTGTATTTGCTTTTCCTGCCATTCTCTTATTTGTTCTTGTGTTGCCATTTTACTTGGTTTTTAGGTTACTTATTCTTTCTCATGTATTCGTCAATCAATCCCATGGTTTGCGCGCTGATAGTTCCCTCACCTGTTAAAAATCGGCCAATAGCCTGCATATTGTAGTAGCCAAATGAGCTGCAAATTATCCACGGAGTTGTTTGCTTTTGTAAACAATAGCGCTCCACTTTTTTGGCGAAGCGCTTTTCTAGTTTGGTTTGGGTCATAGCTTTTCTAGGTCTTCTTTTAGTTTTCCAATCAAGGACTTGTTATTTACAATGGAAAGCTCCGCAAGTTGTATCATTTCATCAATTGGGACCTTGAAAGGAATTGGATGGCCACTTGTTTCAATCGTGACAATTATCATTTCATCCTCCTCACTTTGCTCCCTCATGCACTTGAGTTCTGTCTCTTGATAATCAACTTGCCTTTGAATCGCTAGGATTCTTTCAATTATCTGATTCCCTTGTTCTAATTGTTTTGTTGTCATGCTTCTAAATTTTCAGTTTCACTTTGGAAATAATCCAAAATTTTGGTTTCTACTATGGAGTTGATTTCAGGCTCAAACATAAATACCTCCGCATTGTATTGCATAGCAATATCTTTGGCTCTTTCGATGTTTGGCGCGTTAACTAGCATTTTCATTTTGATTTCGCGGTCGTCAATATCGGTGTGAATCTGCTTGACTAAAAAGAACTTTTCAAATTGATTTTCTTTATCTCCAATGATTTCATCAACCATAAATTTGTCCATCTTCATGATCGTGAACTCGCCTTTAATCATGGAGCCTAAATGAGTGTAGACGTTAGCCTCGCAGTCCGTGAATGTGTGGCCATCGAATAGGTATTGTTCAACAACGCGCTTAAATGTGCCGTTATCGAATTGCTTAGTGTAGCTTACTTTGGTTAAAAATGTTTGTTTCATAACTCAATTACTTGGTTTTTATCAGCGCAAACGGTCGGGATTCCGAATGCCTTTTCAGTGTCCTGAATGAAGCGTTTTTCATCCGTGTATCCATCGCTAAGGTGAATTAAAATGATTTGTTTGCACTCGCTTAAGTCGAGCGTTTTTAGGGTTAATAAAGCTGTTTGAAAGCTCATGTGCGAGCGAAAGCGTCTTTTGTTTACAAAGTCATCGGCCTTGCCTTTGATGAGCTCCTCACAATAGTTTGTCTCGATCATTACGTAGGTGAACTTGAATGCCGAAAAGTCAAATTGTAGCTTGTAGTTGTCCGTAATGAACAATAGGTCGTCAATGATGAAATTAAGCGGTTCGGCTGCGTCATGGTTAGCTTTGAAGCACTTAACGAGCCCACTAATCGCGCCATGATAAAGCGCTCTTTGCCTGTCTTCTGGACTTACTTTGAGCGCATCGTAAGTGCCTGCGCTTGCAAAAATTGGTATTCCCGCTCCTATGACTTGGCGCCATGCTTTCGAGTGGTCGCCGTGTTCGTGTGAAACAACACAGGCTTTGATTTTGAGCATATCAAAATTGACTGCCTTTTGTATCTC